TCGCAGACGGAGGAATCTCAACGGTGAATATTGCTGACAAAGCAATCACTGCTGATAAGATTGCCGATGCGACGATCACCGGAACGCAGATTGCGGGCGAATCAATCACTACCCGAGAATTGCAGCCTCGATCCGTAACTACGGACATCCTTGCGGACAACTCAGTAACCACCAATAAGATCGTCGACGGGGCTGTTACAGAAGCCAAACTCGCGCCGAGTTCGGTAGCCACCGAAAAGCTCCAAGACCTGTGTGTCACGACGCCCAAGATTGCGGATCAGGCTGTCGACACCACCAAACTCAACACAGGAGGCTCCGGGGGGGGGCCAGTTGAGTAGGTATAAAAGAACAGACGCCTTATTGGCGTCTGTTCTTGTTTGGCGGGTCTATCCCTCGCCCGGCGATCCCGAACACCAGCATAATAATCCCGGCCACAAAGAAGAGTAAGCACGCACTGCTCATGACTATACTTTTATTTCGAGGTGGAATGCAGGCTCGCTCAGGTCATACGAAAACTTAGGGTTTTTGCCGGGAATAGATACGGGCGAAATCACTTTGATGACGCGCGGTTCGTCCAGTGCTGCGACCAGGAACTCCACGGGTTTATTCATAGTCATACTCACGTCCAGCACATTCACCTTCCGATACTCCTCGGCGCTCACACAGTGCTTGGACACCCGTTCTCCCTTTTCGCTAAGCCGACTGATAAATTTGGCCATCTCGCCGATGGTCTCTTCTTTGTCTATGCCCTTATCCTGGCAGTCGTCGAACAGTGCGGTCACCTTTCTGCCGGGTTCCCGGTAGCGGATGCGCTTTCCGGCGACCAGGTTGTTGTACATGGCCATCGCCTGCCGATAAGGGTTGCGCCACGTGGAGGTGATGGTCACCTTCGGGTTGTCGCTCTTCTCGGCTATGGATTCGAGCAGGTCGATGACCGATGAAGCTACCATGTCCTTGCACTCTTTCAAGAGCGACGAGGAGAATACTACTCGTTTTGTTGTTCCCATGTTGTGTCTGCTAATGATTTGATATTGAATGATATAAACTCACATCCCTTGGGTACTATGTACTTGCGTATATGCGCTTTGTAGATTAATTTGTCGTTGAATTGATACCTTTCTTGCAGCGCATCCTGGAACGGTTTTACCGCGTTGTCATAGTCGCACTGAGTGTTGGAGAATCCGAACTCATACCACACCTCGAACGGAGGAGACGGCAATTCTATGTCCGGGAGTTTTAAGAGGCATTCTGCGCGGAAGGCATCGTGCTCGCTGGTTTTGAATCGGCGCCCTTTGTATGCCCTATTTACCGTCAGCGGCTTGACCTGTATTGACACTTTGCTGTTCATGGTATATGCAAATCTTTTCGGTGTTTATATGCGTCACCATGCCCGTCTTGGGGCAAATATGGTGCATATTCTCTTCGGCCGACAGGTATTTGCAGGACTTGCATGTTACCTTTGGCCGATCTCCGAATCCTTCGATATTCGGTTTTGCTGGCTTTTTCGGCGTCCTCAGCTTCATTTCCTCCAAATATTAAACCCTCCGCGCACCTCTCCGTATGGGGCGTCATCGAAGGGGTTGTACCCGACGGTTCCCTCGATGCTGAACCGCCCCTTGTTGTATCGCACGCGCGCGCCCACAAACTGATTGTTCCACCCGGGGGCAACCTGCGCGGTCACGACTATCCCTCCTTCCCATGTAGGCGGCATTACCGTCGTGGTGTGATGGGTCTGTGTTATGATCTTGGTTGGCACGAACAGGTCTATACTTTCAAGCATGGGCTTATACCCGGACACCGTTGCGCGGTAGTTCTCGGTCTGAAATGTCTTGAGCTCGAACGGAAGCGTTACAGCCACTTTAACCGTGTCGCCGGGCAGATATACCATCACCGTGTCGATCCTCGAAATTTGATGCGTATTTGTTATAATGACGGTATCTCTTACATACTCCCTTATGACCACCGTATCGACGCGGCATTCGATCTCCGGTTTCGATGGGGTGCAACAAAGCCATGACCGCAGGCTATAAAGTGCGATCATGGCTATAATTGCCCCGATGATGGCCGACGTTAGCCTGTTCATCTCCTATGCGTCGATCTCTTTGTCGACGATGGTGCCGTACCACGAGTGTAAAAACCATCCCGATACTACCCCCGCGAGGAATCCGATGGTTCCAGCACTTCGAATGCTGCCCGGCAGGAAGTTGAACACAATGATGGCTACCACGGATACCGCAGCAGCTATCAACCCGATTTTCAGTTTGTTGTCCATTTTATATAAAGTTAAAATTCAGGTATTCTCGGTATAGCGGGCGTCCAGTTGGATATGATTCCGTCGAAAAACAGAATCCAGTGCCGAATCTCGCTCGTGATATTCAGCACGTCGTTCTCGGTGGTAGGGTCGAACACTTTTGCATCAACCCCTCCATGCACCATTGCGACGATTTCGTTTAGGTCGTCCCGCATTTCGCGCGCGATGGTCAGAGCATCGGGGATCGTAAGCGCCTCCTCGATCTGAGACGAATCCACGAACTGCGTCATCGTATGCAGCGGAATGCCATCCAGCACGCGGATGGTCTCGGCCATCTTGTCGGCGCCTTTCCGGAGCGTGGCCGCAGTATCGTCCAGCAGCAGGTGCAGGGATCGGAAGGGCGTGCCGTATACCATCCAATGACGCCCTTTGGCGTTCGAGTAGGCTACTTCGAGGGTGGCCAACAGCTCATTCAGAATAGAAGTCTGATTTTTCATCTTTCTGTTTGTGTATTATGGGTTTTATGGCGTCCGGATTGTTTGCGATGAAAACGACCTGTTCGTTTAGCGCATACTCATCCACCTTGTCGTAAAATTTGTATATTTGGTTCTTATGGTCAACACACTGGAAACGGAGGGCGTCGACCTCGGCCACTTTGCCGGAACGCAGATACACCAAGTGTTTCATGGCTTTATGGTTCATTATCGGGTTCGGGGTTTTGCTTGGCATCATCCTGCCATCTGTACGACGGTCGCAGCATTCTCCCATTTCCTATAAAGGTAGGTTTGCCTCGCTCCCCTACTTCCGGTTTGGGCTGGTAAAGATATACGGTATGCGTGTGCCCGAATTTGTCTATTTTTTTGAGCGGCGCGATGCAAAGTTTAACCTTGGCTCCCAACTCTCCGTTATTGCGGACAAACTCTTCTATCACGTCAACAGGTATCTTTTTCAGGTCTATTTCGGCATATAAGATTCCCGCCATGATTCAATCTCCAATTTCGCCTCGTGTTCAAACTTCGATATTATTTTGCTGTACGCCTTTATCTCCTTCATATCCTCAAACTTGCGGATATGGTAGTATGAATTCCGGCTCGTGCAGTTCAGGTAGTTCGACAGCTTCACCCCGTTCATGAGCTTGTGGGAGTACATGATATGGATGAATACCGTTCGGGCGTCCGTGACCCTTTGGCGCCGACAGGGTGTCCGTATCTCCTCCAGCGATACACCAAAGTGGCGTTCGAGCAGCATCCCTATTTTCGATAAAATAATTTCCATGCAGTAAATATAGTAAATTATTTTATCATACAAGCCCGATCCGCTCTATTTTTTCTTGTCCAGCTCTTCAAGGAGGGCGTCGGCGTATGATACGGCATCGGCTGCCATAGCTTCGAATACTGTAATGTTATTGCTGGTGCTATGCGGAGATTTCCCCGCCAATTCTCTAATCATTGCCACCATAATCTTTTCGGATAGCTCGCGCCTCAAGCGCTCCCGGTCAACTGTTAAGTTTTCCTTAATAGTTGGATCAACCTTTTCGAGCTTATCCTCGATATGGTTCCCGTACTCTCCCCGCGCCAGCTTCTCGGCGTAGTCGTCGTCGCGCATCATCAGGTCGGAAGCGTCTTTGAAATCTTCAATGATTTCACCTCGTTCTGTCCATGAGGCGCTTTGCTCCCAATCGCCCATATCAATTAAGGCCAATATGGGCTTCCTGCCGCACCCTTTGCAGTCAAATGCGATAATTCGCGCATTCCTCCCGTCCCTCGTGCACACGGCCGCACCTCGCTTGGCGGCCTCTAAGTCAAATTTTCTCATAATTTTTCAGTTTATCGAGATTTTGCGAGAATCTCGATATTTCAACAATTCGAACTCGAATTGTACCACTTCGGTTTTGGGAATCTTGTAGTGAAGGTTATTTCATTCACTTCCTCGCATTCGATCATATAAGCCTCCGGCCATAGCCCCTTTATTTGCTCGACATTTTCGGCATAGGCGACAATAACGAAAGCGTCGACGCTTTCGCCCGTACACCAATACGGATACTTGATCGGCCATTTAACTGGCCGATAATCGTTACCGCAATCTTTGAATTTGATATAGAATCTTGCTCGTATCATTTCTCCCTCTTTTTGAAATGTTCGATAATCTCCTCAACCGTGGCCTTACGGGCGGGGATACCGACCCGATGCTCCAGCAAGCATTTTTCGAAGCTCCCAATGGGTGCATACAGCCCTTGGTTTACCCATGCCTTCGCTTCCTCCGCGATAAACCACTGCTCGCGGTCGTTCTCGTCGTTCATCGCCGCCAGTGCCTTAAACAGCTCGATATTCTCGCCGCAGTCTATGGCAGGGTATCCTTTGGCAACATTTTCAGCCTTGAACTGGTCGATGGAATATCGGGTTTCCTCGTCGTAGTCGCAGATCCCGTGCACCTCGTAAGCGATTTTAAGCCGATCAATCCCTCTGCAATGCAGGGTGTTACAGCCGTCAAATAGGCAGCAGGAGCATACGTAATACCCGATTCCCTTCAGCCATTCGGTCAGCTCCTTTCGCTTTTCCGCATCCTCGACACGGACAAAGCATGGGGTTGTAAATTTCATACTATTTCACCAATTCAAATTCGTAAGCCACCACCCACGGGTTCCGATCCCACGTTCCACGGCCGGACACCTTGTCGATAAGTGCGGCGAAGGCTTGCCTGGGTGTATTGAAGGTTTCCTCGTACTCATGCCCCGGCAAAGCAAATAATTCGTATGGACGTCCCCCGCTCTTAAAGTAGGTCACATCCACCACCCCTTCTTTCATACAGTCCTCGTCCGAAATATCCTGCAAGCGCTCGCAACGCACTCCCTTGATGCGGATTTGGTGGGGCATCAATTCGGCACGGACGAATATCTTGTTTCGCCAGCCCGGACACATGGAAATAATCTGATAGCCATCAATGTCGGGGCGGGATATGTAATGTTGCGGGTTTGCGCCGATCTGCTCATAGCTCTGCGCCACGGCCACGACCTCGCCGACTTTGTAGCGGCATTTGTCTTTGAAAAAGTCGCATTCATGGTAGTATTCCCGCGAAACACTTGTGCCACCACGCGCAATACCACCTATCACCGAATTACAAAAGTCATCGTAATTCGTCCATATTTCCCACAACCTATCGCTAACCAGCCTCCTCGTCATGGTCTTTCGCCCCTCGATGACCGCATCCGTCAGTCCGTAGCGGTCGTTAAACATTATCTTCTGCATGGTTATTCTGTTTTAAGTAATTCCGGGTTGTCGTGGATGTTGCCGATTACTTCGCAGCATTGCGATAGCCATGATGCACTTTGCAAATCGGCAAGGGGAGAATACGGATATAATGGTGATCTATGGTCATATCCAAACGCCGCCGGATTATCCTCGAAAGCAAAGCCGCCGGGAACCCGGAATACGGATCGAACAACCCCACGGTCATCTTTGAATATATCTCCCATCCAAATCTTCTTGTCGTTCTTGTCTTTCAGCCCAGTATACTCGCCGACGGTGGCAGGATCGACTGCGAAATTTTCTACGGTATTAGGTCGGATTGACCAATCGCAGATACATGTTATATCGCCGGCATGATATAGGTCTCCGTATATCCATTTGTCGTTTTCGAGGCGCTTACCTCGGAATTCACTTTCTAGCATAACTATTCTTGTTTGAGGTTGTTAATTCTGTCGATCTCAGCGGCGATAAGGGCACCAGCTTCGGCTAAACACCGGATGGCGTGATCGTATTTACCATCAGCAATATGTTCGTCAGCCCACCAAAGAATACTTACGCTCAAAGGTATTTTCAAAGCCGGCTCCCTTACACATATATCAGCTCGCTTATCAGCGATCATCTCAATTCCTGTTTTCATGGGATTCTATTTCTTTTTTGAGTTCCTCGATTGATTTTCTGAGCCGTTCGTGTATTTCCACGGCGCGATACATAAGCCAAACAGTAACGATTCCGAGGATTGAAAGCAACGCCCACGCTATAATTTCATTCTTCATTTTCTCTTTCGTTTTAGCTCCGCAACCCGGCGAAGAATGTAATCCCTCTTTTTCGCCTGGATGCGCCTGCGTGTTTTGTTATAGCTCCATCCAACATATTCTGCAAATGCCTGTAATTCCTCGCAGGGGCATTCTGTGAGCGCCTCCTTCCTCAGTCGGCGCAGTAGTTTGGTTTTCATTTCACCAATCTCCCCCGTCGTTATGGATTCCGCGAATGATAATTACGCTGTTATCCGGGTTGACACCTCCATTTGATGATTTTTCAGGCTCCGGATTTTGTTTCGTGTCACCCTCCAACATTACATGCAGGGTGCCGGAAGCAGAAAACAACCATAATCCTTCGCTATCCCTCTTCCACTTACGCGCTAATTTCTCCAGTTCGGCTATGCATTTGCACTGCTTCTGTGTTAATTCAACGCCGGCTTGTGTTGTGTAATTTTTCATGCCTCATATGGATTAGTGGGTAAATCGTGAACGCTGACGGCCAGCCCGGCGGGGATCAGACCGCGGTAGTCGAGGTGGAGGCGGTGGAACAGGTCGAAAATATCCGTATTCATAATCATAGATTCTACCGACGGCATTTCATCGTCTATGTGATCATACCAAACACCAAATGACTGCGTTGTCTGACACCATCCGAACACGTACCCTTGCACATCATCGGCATTTCTGCATTCAAAGCCATATTCTGTCACTCCTTCTGTCTCGTATTTTTTGATACAGTCGTAGCCAGATAATTTGCCTATTTCCAATATAGGCACGATCGGCTTCCCGTCGTTGTAACCGCGCTCGGTGATCTCCACGTATATATCGGACATCGGCCGAAGGACGGGCAATTCGTTTTCCTCCAGATAATAACAAAGGCCTTCCGACGTACGACGCTTGCCTATCTCAATATCAAACACACCGTAATGCCTCGCATTCTTGTATACAACCTTTAACCCATGCGGCAGGTACCCTGCAATGTCGGTCAGTGTGAGTTCTCGTTTCATATGTTTATTGTTATTGTTTTGTCCGGCTCGGTGACTATTAAGCCAACTTTCGATACCTCACTCCAGCCGTATGAATATTCATCATCCCACTCAATCTTAATGTTGTAATCCTCGTATCCGTTCTCGACCGCCCAGTCGTATAGCTCCTTTGGTGTCATGGCTCGTCATCATATTTAATTTCCACGCTGTCCATCTGTTCATGCGTGATATTGATTTGGTGCTCACCCTGAAAGGCGCATATCCTCCTCCCTATCTTATTGTATTCGGCCAATGTCAGCATGTCGTGACAGTATAGATAGCCTCGGCAAATCCACATGATTGCCAATTCCTTGCGCCTTTCGGCCGCTGTTTTCTCTTTTTTCATAGCTTAATCTTATTGGTGAATGTCGATGAATAAATCCGGCCATTGTGTAGCCTTTCTCACTTTCCATGTATGGCCACATTCCAAGCACTTAGCGTCCAGTCTAATTATATCACCTGGCTCCAAATTCATGCAGATAGGCTCCACAAGTATCCCATCGCGTGAGTATACGTAACACCCACATTCGTACAGCTCGACCAACTGAATGTTTTGACCGTTGCATTTGGGACACTTTATCAGTATTTTTTTCATATCTCAGCTTATTCGTGAATCTCCCGCCAGCCGATGATTTCGTGTCGGTAAAAGGAGCCGTTGCCCGTGAACCAGTAGCTAAATTGCTTGTCGTAAGCCGCTATGTAATATATTCCCGGGGAAGTACATATTATCACGGGTGTATCGTTGTCCGGAATATCATTCGGGTCGTTCCAGCGCGTCAGTTCTGCGAGGCAGGCTTTATAACCCTCCAATACGAATGCAGCTGCATCGCCCCAATTTATGGGATTACAGTCCGTCTCGCTCGCGGCAAAGGCATAGTCGGATTCTTCGGCTATCTTTTGCGCATCTTCCAATGAAAATTGTGCAAGTGTTTTCATTCCCCGTTCAGTTTTTGGATAAAATTCTTTCGATGGTATTCGTAATCCGGTTCGAACTCTCCGTCTTCGCCGTTCTCGAACCACATATCGTCGAATGCGCCGATCGCTCTTTTCCGCATCCGCTCCTCTGCCTCCTGCTCGGCAAGCTCGACCGCATACTGGGCTACATCTACTCTCACGGCATGATAGGGCAGGTCAACGTCTTCTCCCTCACAACCGACTTCTACTTTCCAGCTACCGTCCTCCAGTTCTTGTCTTGCTTTTTCGCTTTTCATATGTTCAGTTTATAGCCGTTAGACACTATCCATTCGATCCGGTTGCATAGAAGCTCCACCAAATCACTCCCCCTCCCCTCTTCAGTAAGCACGGGGGCATAATACACTCTCCAACCGCCCCCTACCACACCCTCCACCGTCAACACAAAGGTATTGTGGGGGTTTTGAATCACATTCGGCAACACCGCCAGCAGGTCGGCGACTGTAAAGGCGGGGATATATCCATCGGGAAACTTTTGATGTAGAATAACTTTTGTTTCAGCATCAGTTTCCCATATCTTGAGATTGTAGGTACTTTTCCCTGTTACAATCCATGCCATGCTCGCCTTCTCTGCGGGCACTCCCAGCTCGATCAGCCGCTTCGACTGCTCGATGCTCGTTACTTGATCTTTCATAGTCTTCATTTTTTCGCTTTTTTTCTCTACCGAAATTAGACGTCCGGAGGCGTCGTAAACTCTCTTTTCCGTGTCGTTCTCTACCACGGTGTAAAGCAGGATGCCGTTTTTGTCCTTGACAATGTACCCGCTGGCCGTCTTGATTTTGACGTACACCACTTCCCCCTTGGAATCCTTTATCACCGTTTGATTTTGGCCATACGCGGGGGTCACAGCCATCAATGCGATGCAGATGATAACGAAAATGATTGCCGCCAAATAGGCGATGGTTGCTTTTGTCTCCTGTTTCATTTTTGTGATTTTTTTTGTTTGCTCCATAATTCCAGAATCTTCTTTTTTTGCTCCGGCGACATAGCCGCGAGCTGGGAGTCCCTCACCTTTGCCTCGGCGTCTGCTATCCGGCCGCATTCTGCGCACCGCTCGTCGAAGTATTCCGCGAACCACTGGTAGACTATCTGCCCGTCGAGACGCCCGTATAATGCGCCGTATTGTCCTTTTTTGGCCCGCGTCATCACAAGTCGTACGTCTGCCAGGTTTAGCGCGTAGAAATCCTCCAGGATCATGGAACACGCCTCGATGATTTGAAACCTGTTCATCTTGGCGGATATGTTGAGAAACGATTGCAGATCGTCGATCCATAGCGCCATGCAGGATATAACGAGCTCGTCTCCGTGGATTCGCCGAAGCCCCGACAGGGATTCCATTCCCGACTGAGCGCATTTGATCGGCGTGGACATAGCCCTGCACGTCCTCATTCCATCCACCGGGCTATACAGGGCGGCTGGCGCCGAGGATGCGCTCAAACACAGCCCGCTCTTCGTCCGAGAGACCTCCTGCCCCTGTTGTCTTTCCTTGCTTTTCATTTTTCCACACTCGATTTTGTTTATGCGATATTGCGAACTCAAAAATGCGTTTCCAGTCTATCGTCTTTCCCCTTCCCTTTTTCTTGTGCAGCCATCCAGCCTCCGTCGCCCAATACTCCTTGCATGCCTTTTCGAGGGTGAGATAGACGTCGACCCCTGGATTGAAGCGCTCCCTTTCCGCCATCCACTCCTTGTCCTGCGTCCATCTGCACCATGCTTCCCGGCATGATTGCAGGTAAACGTCGAAGCTGTCGCGCCATGTCACCTCTTGGGCTGTCTCGATTTTTTCGCGCGCGCTTTTTTTGTTTTTACCAGCAATAGAAATATTCTCTGTTACTATCTCGGCATCTTCGAGTACGTTAGTACGAGAAGATATAATACTACCAGTATCAGTATCAGTATCAGTATCAGTATCAGTATCAGTATCAGTATCAAGGTTCGTCTGGGTTTCTCTGGGTTCGTCTGGGTTCGTCTGGGTTTTGTTGGGTTTTTCTGGGTTCCCAAAATAACCCACTGGGTTTTTCTGGGTTTCTCTGGGTTTTTCTGGGTTTTTTATGGACTTAGGACGTCCGCCTTTTTTGCCGTTATTCCTATTCCTCTCAACCACAGCGTCGTACCTCTTGTTGTTTTCGTCTATGTATGGCTTGGTAAGGTCGAATATCATAGCCACCACTACCGAATCTCCGCTATACTCCTCTCCGTCGAATCCATATCGCATGATCGCATCCAGCACCTCCCCTTTTTCGGTCATCGAAAGACGGTTGGTCGCTGTAAGCAGACTTCGAGGTATTACCATGGATTCTCTCATATTCGTTGAAATAAAAAACCGCTCGTTCGATACCGGGGGGCAGCCCGGTATCTACTAAAGCGGTAAGTCACATTTTGCCCCTGCCCGAGCATTCACACCGCAAATATAAACAAACTTTTCCATTCTCCAAAAAAAATCAGAACGGAGTGTCCGTCATTGCCTGCCTCATGATCTCCTCCATGTATGCCTTCCTCTTCGCTGCGCGGCTGTGTCTGTTTGCCGCCGCCCTCTGTCTTTTGGCTACACTCAGCGGGTTGGCCATGTTCTCCTTCATGTCCCGGCACCACCTCAGATTCGAGGCATTGTTGTTCTCGACGTTCGTATCAAGGTGATCCACGATTTTGTCCCCCTCCCTTTTTGGGATAAAAGCCTCAGCTACAAGGCGATGAACAAAGTAGTTGTACCTCCCTAAACGGTTGAATAACCGCACCCTTACGTACCCGTCGGCATTGCAATCCACCTTCAACACATGGGGGTCTCCGCGCCGCGTAGACACCACCGTTCCGTCCTCTCCGATCCAATACCCCGGGAACTCGTCGATGGGCTTAAACTTCACCCCCCCCTGTACTCCGGGAATCGTATGGAATCTGCATTCATTCATATTGCCTATTTTTGGCGCCTTAGGGCGCATTTTACAATCTCTTCGAGGGTTGCATCAGGATCGGCATGAAAAACCTCTAAAACGGCCTGTTTCGCCCTTTCTTTGGGGAAGCCCAAAGTTTTGAGAGCTCGTATCGCGTCCGTCTGCAATTCCTCGTTTACTTCTGGCGCTTCCGCTTCTGTCGGTTCCGAATCCTCAGCCTCGGATTCACCCCCGGCCTGCGGAGGCAGGCCGAGCGCATATCCTATAAAGTTCGACAACATCAGCAGCGGGAACAGGACAAGGCCAACGAGCCATTCCATCGCCGTGTTCATATCATCGTTCATGAGTTTTTGCGTCTTGCCGGGGCATAGGAGGATAGACTGTCGTATCTATGAAGTCCACGCCTCCGAATTTCACTGTTTTTACTCGCCCGCTGGCAATGCGCATCTGCACACCCCGATAGGTAATTCCGCACCTGCGGGCGTATTCGGCTATTGTAACTACTGTCTCTTTCTGTTTAGGTTTCATCTTTTTCTGTTATTTTTCGGGTTCGTCAGTCACATCCACGGCCTCCTGTTCTTCGACGGCCGCAATATTGTCGTCCACTCCGTCGACATACTCGGGGGTCGCCTGCGACATATCCATCGAGGAGGGGGTCGCCATGTCGTATTTTAGCGCTGTGATAAGCTTCGAGTTGGCCATCACATCCAGGCTACCCCATTTCATCAAGATGCGTTTGATGACCGTCTTTTCATACATGGCGGGCTTGTTTTTCTGCCACAAACCGTTTTTTTTGTAGTAGCTCTTGCTGTACTTCTTGCCGTGCTCCTCCAGCTCTTCGACCGTCATGTACAGGTAGTGATCGCCGCCGTTTATGTAGCGCAGATAGGCTACATATCCGATTAGTTTTGTGCGTTCGTGCGGCTCCTGGTTGTAATCCATATCGCCCGTAAAAGGATCATAGTATTTTATGTCCCCCTCATACACCGGAGCGGCCATTAACCGCTGGATCATCCCGGTATTGTTGGCGAGTTGCACCAACCCGTTTTTCATCGGCATGAACACCGCCTTCTTGGTGACTACCTCCTGCCCGTTCTTGTATGTGGTCTCAGCGAAGGGGACGATGGCGGCCTGCCCGAATGCCGGATCGAGGGAAAGTCCCGTTGTCGCACAGGCCATGCACGAGCGCATGATGGATTTGGGCGTGCACTCCCGCAACATTTTGTTCTCGGGAGCCAACAACAGGTTGCGTACGGCCTGCGTGAATATCGGAGTTCTGTCGCCGAGCACCGCATGCAATCGTACCTGCACCTCCCCTTTTTTGTCATCCAGCATAGCGATCATCTCCTGTAAATTCGGGGTGGTGGTCTTGGCCACCATCCCCTCGCGCATTGCGCGTTCGTTCTTGTCTGTTATGGTTGTCATATTCCTAAAAAAAGCTCTAAGGTTGATGTTTTGAAATCGTTTAGCACCTCGTTACCCTCGGCGTCATACGTATGAAACCCCCACCAAATCCACGCCAGTTTTTCCATCCGCGTCTCCTTTTCTCCCGATCCCAGTGTGTCGGTATGCCAGTACACTATTACCGAACACGCCAAGCGCCAGTCCCGGCGCGCTATGCTGCCGGAAAAATAATCGTTCCCGTCTACGGCTTCCGTGAACCGTTCGGCGATCTCCTCGTACTCCCGTGCTGTTATTTCTCGTTTCATAGTTGTGTTATTTGAATAATAATTGCCGCGTCGTGCTCTCCTTTACGTACTTGGCATATATGTCCGGGTTGTCCGCCTTTAATGCCTTCGAATCCAGCCTGCGGCTTGTTACAGTCTTGAATGTAGCCAGCGGTCGCCCGTCGTAGGTGATGGTGTCGTACTGCATGAAATACGCCTTAACCCGCTCTTCTGCCTTGGTGATCTCCGCCTGCATGGCGGCTACCTTCGACCGCTGCATCCGCACCCACGCGATAGTATCCCGGATCTCCGAATCCGCTTCCCGCGGGGCGGCTTCCGAGACGGGCCATGCCAGTATGACGTCCTGGCCTGTCTCCACCGGGGGTATTTCGTCGCCCAAAATATACCTTTCGAACCAATCCCGGCAGTACTCCACGATATAGTCGAATTTGGATCGGTCGAAATCGAATAGCGCATATACAAGCCGCTTGCCCCCCTCCTCCGCGGCTATGTACGCCGCGTCGCGCTCCATGATTCCCATTTGATACATGACTTGCGTGTACCACAGCATTGGCACTGTCTCGGGCGTCAGTTCCGGCAGGTGCATTTTCGTGTCCTTGCACTCCAAGATATACCGGGTACTCCTGCCCGCGGCGAAAACCTCCCTGTCGGGCGCTGCCTGCATGTAGGACGGGTATTTGTCATTGCGGTACACCTCTATCTGCTCGGATCGTTTGACGATCTTCTCCCCGGTCGCCTGCTCGAACATGCGGGAGATCGCATCCTCCTTGAAGCGCCCGCGGATCATACTGTCGTTATCCTCTTCGGCCGCGGTCTCCAAGGTCTCCATCTTCTTTACGCGCCAGTACTGGTACGGCGTCGTATAGGGATTGAGCCCCATAATCGTTCCGACGTCGGAACTTCCGATAACGGGGGTGTCGTTGCGCGCGTGCAACCACTCTTGCCGTGTCTTATAGGTCGTTCGTGTTATCATATCGTATGCACATATTTAGCAATTGGTTTATTTTATCCTCCCATCTTCCCCCTATTATCCCGCGCTTGTTGAACTGAAGGGCATGGAATTTCAGACCAAGGGGGTATAAGTCCAATATTTGACGGCGGGCACCCGAATAGATCAGCGCGTTTTTGGGTTTCAGCTCCCCCGGCTCCCACACCCTCCCCCATGATTTTAAGCGCTGGTAAACCCGAATGCAATAGGGAGTTATGTTTCGCCAGCATATCACGCTGTCGTGTTGATCGGCATACCATTCGAGAATTTGCACAAATGCTTTAGCCCTGCGCTGCTGCAATTGCTGTTTCGTCTCCCGCTCCGTCATCATGGGTACCGCATTCTTTTTCGTTTAACGCGAGGTATTCGGCCAGTTCTTTCCGCCAGTCGCCCACCAGTTGGTGTACTTGCGACATATCCCCCTCCTCTACTGCCGCGTCGATCTCGTCGAGAAAGTCAATATCATTTCTTAGGCGTTCGTGCCCCTCCTTGCCGTAGTAGTTTGCAGAAATCAGTTTGAACCCGTCCGGGGTGGCCTTTGCCCCGCGCTCCAACTCCATGCGGAAGGTCGTCCCATCATGCTTGAAATATCGAGCCGTGAAACGCACGCCGGAACGAATTGCCGAGGAAGTCTGTGTATAACCCGACCCCGATCCCTCAAACCCGGGGCACACCTGGGTCATCGCCTCGTTGTATATCCTGTAATTGGCTATCGCCAATTGCCGCGCCTCCTCATGCCTTTTGGCGCGTCTTTGGTTGAATGCCCGCCATGCCTCCACGTCCTCCGCCGTGGAATCCTTAGTAATGCATGCGGGCTCATCGTTGCAGACGCCCGCCCACCCATCGCATTCGGGATACGCGGGCAACATCTTCAATAGTTTGAATCCCCATGCGATATCCCATTTTGTGCGGATCATCAACATGTATCCCTCTCCGTCCTTGATCCCTACTTCTACCGACGAGACGATGGGTAATCCGTCGATGATTCCGTAGAGTGTGCACGGCGTGGCGCCCGATTTCTTCAGCACCTCCGCTGCTTCCGCTTCGATAGTGTCGCGCTTTTCTTTCAGTTCGGCGCTCAGTACATAATCCTGGCCTTCTTTGGCCGCTTCGATCCATTTCATTGTTTTTCGTCTTTTTTTTAGTGTGATTTTGTTAAAATGCGTTGTTCTGAAGGTACAGGAGGATGACCGCCGCAAAGGCGGCCATTCCTGCCAGCACTACCGCCCACAGGGCTAATAGTTGCCTTACTCGATTTTTATCCATATCCGCAAATCCTGTTCCTGTATTTGGATGGTTATCACGCCTTCCCTGAGGGTCGTACTTACGCCGATGCCTCGGCGTACTGCGATCTCTTCGATAGCCTTCAAGGCCTCGTAGCTATACTTCACGTACGCCCCGATCTCCTGCGTCTCGCGGAAAATATGTATCGCGCTTATCGTGTCCTGGGGCATCTCTTGGGTAAGGGCGTACGCCCTTTCTGCCAGTTCGTTCATTGTTTTCATAAGTAATTGATTTTTAATTTGATATAATTGTTATGTTTACTACCATTTGCCGTATACTAAAATATCTCGGATCATTGCGGATGCGTATTTGTGCGCATGCACCTGCATGCTCATCCATGTATTGAAACCGCGGGGAGGCAGTTCTCCGTCCCTTGTCCTTGCCAACTCCGACGGAGTGGCGAGCGCACGCGCTATATCTCCGTCGTAGATCAGTGCGCAACCACCCTCGCAGTATTCTTGCCAATTGTCCGCACCGTTTAACAATGTTTCTTGGCTGAGTTCCGGGATAGGCTTCCCGTATATCTCGCAATGTCTGCATGTTTCCCGGTAGCTATCCACCAACTCCAGCGCGATATTACGGGCGCCCTTCTTAAAGGCGCTGCGGGCTTTCAGTTGCTTTAACTCCTCTTCCACCTTGTCGGCCAATTCCCGCCAATCGAGCCCTTTCATTACTTCTATCCTTTTCATAATCTTTTGATTGTTGATTGTTTTCTGTGTTTATCGCTGTTATTCCTGTCGGATACCCTGTAATCCGCATTAGTGGACTTCCGCCCTGCATACTGTCAGCGCCGCACCCCGAAGCAGTCGCCACGCCTGATTTAGTGCCCGCCCTTGTACCTGAATCCATGTTTCGATCCGGGTCGGCGGCATAATCATTCCCGATCGGCTCGTTTTACGCTTCATCTCCGAGGGACTACACAAGCGTTTGGCTATGTCCGCGCTGCACACGAGCGAGCAACCTCCCTCGCTGTATGCCATCCAGTTCTCAGCACCCAGCAGCAAAGTAGTTTCGATAAATCGCGGCGTATAACCCCCTATTTCCTTCGCGTAATCCAGCATTTCGGAGTAGTCGCCGAGGATGTCCAGCGCATACAGTTTGACGCCGTTGTCCCAAGCGGAACGGAACCGGGTATTCTCAATCTCTTCCTTGATGCGGGCTACTTGGGTGTCGGTAAGGGCAGCGCCCGAGGTGGTGAAATTAACGTGCTTCATGGCTTTCTGGTTTTTTTGTGTTTATAAACTGCATTCGTGTATTTCCGTCCCGCCGAGTGCTGAAACTTCGACGAGGTACCCGCTTTCCGTCCTGTGTACCGATTCTACCCGCAGCGTGCTTCGGAACAGAATCCAGCAGCACAAAGCCGTGAGTACCACCAGCGCTGCGGCCTTAATCATAGTGTTTGTCTCTTTCATAGGGCTATTCCTCCTCCGATTGTCTGTCTCTCTCTTTCTCTATTACAAAGATAGTATAAGATTTTATACCATGCAAGCATTTCACAAACTTTCTTCATCGTTTGTTCTTATGCAAAACGAACATGCCATAAGTTTTTACCACCCGAAAGCCTGCCAGTCTGAGATCACGGCAACCCGCTTCACCGCAACCCAACGATCACGCGCGCCCACGCCCACACAACGGGCTCCAATTACAAACCCCAAAAACTCGGGAGCTTGCTATGACTACACCCCCTTATATATTACTTCTTATCATTCATATATATTAAGAACGTGTATAGTCGCAGGGAGGGGTATTTTGGGGGTGTTTTGAGTGTGTGGTGAAATAGGATAGTTTTGGTCTGTTTGGCCGGGAGGGGAGGGGGAGCCGACAGGAGAGGAAAGAGGGAGCGGGACGAGGGAGCGAGGACGGACGAGGGAGCAGGAGGTGGCCGGGGGATTGCCAGCCCGAAGGTGGGAGCGAAGGGGGAAGCGAGAGGACGGGGCGGGAAGTGGAGGCCGGGCGAAGCGGGAAGGCGGGCAGCCTGAGCGAGCGGAACAACGTGGAGCGAGCGAAGGAAGGAGACAGCCACCGGGAAGGGGTGCGGGTCTTTGGTCAACAGCCGCCCGGGGTCTGGAGCCTTTCTAACACTCGAGATATTCCCGCGTGGGGATGGATGGGGTACGGGTCTTTGGATTTTCGGGGGTATGTTTTGTGAGGATTTTTAGTTATTCAGGGGGCTTGGATTTGGACGGTAAAGATATTTTTACTATATTTGTACAACAATCTTAAACAATCTGATTATGGGAACAACGAAAAGTGTTACTACGCATGTAGGGGCTAAAGGCGCTTGTCATTTCGAGGCAGAGCTCAAGGGGAATCGCCTGCTCTCCTTTATTGGCATTTGCGTGAAAGGGGAGGGGCATTGTATTTGCGAGATGAGCTTCGGAGATATAGTTGAGCTTCGGGATGCTCTGAACATAGCTATCGGCTGGGACGAGCGCAGCTCGGATATTCCCGGTAAAACAAAAAACGTGCTTTGTCATGGGCGTAAGTAAATCAATCACTATCGAGGGGGTTACTTTCCAGTTCGAGGTGAAGTCGAAGGACGGGGTTATGCACGTTTCTCTCTACTCGGGCGACGGCGAAGCGGCTCATGTCATCATATCGGCCGAGGAAAGCAAAGAGGTAGTGGACGCGATAGATACGGTTCGCGGGTGGGTGAAGCCGATGCAAGGCAGGCCCTATACGGAACAGGAACTTAAATTCTGAGGTTATGAATGAAGCGTTCAAATGCTACCTACTCGCTTATGTTCGGAGTGTATTCGGAGATCGTTATGAAGCAGGTGTTGGGCTTCTGCTCGATTCGGGGCTTCTGAACGAGACGGCGGCGCAGTGTGCCGTGATATGCTGCTATGTGGACACCTGGTGCATGACGCATTCGGGGAAGCGGCAGGAGGCGTTCGCGGCGGCGGCCGAAACGTTCGGCATTGCCGTATACACGGTACGGCATTACTATTACGACCTGAAAAAAAGGTACGATATCTTCAACAAAAACAACAAAGATTATGAAAAAACTGCTTCGCCGTCCCGCACTGACGGCTCTTTTCGGCCGGAACAAGAAGGTCGGTACAAAAACGACGGCCGAGATTAAAGCGTGGCTGGAGACGCACGGAATTGACCGATCTACGGCCGCGCACATTTCGGGGTTCATGAAGGCGCACGACATCGACCTCGGTGCTATCCGCCTCTGCTCCTACGGCCTCACCTACTCCTTCGACGAGTTCCTGGAGTGGTTCAAAAACGACGATTCCTCGCTCGTGCCCGTCGAAAACAAGTTTGCAATATTTTGGGACAAATGTCATTCGAAGGCAAAGATCGCCGTGTTCGAGGGTAAAACGGATGGAATTATGGGTCGGTTTTGGCTCTCGTCCGACGGATCGTCTCACCGCAACTGCTGCCGATTCGTGTCTATGGCGCAGTACCGCATGATCCTCAACGTCCCCGACGACATGAACATCCCCCTGCCGCTCGGGTTCCTGGACGAAGTCCAAACGAAAGAAACCGAAAAAAAACCCGCCGAAGATGAAAAGTAGAACCTATTCCGTGGCTACGGGCTCCGTAGCCGTCATAACTCGTCGGCCGGAAGGCATGACGCAGGAAGAATACCGCGCCCTGCGGCGCGAGGCCGACCGAAAACTCAAATTCAGACTGCGCTACGGCACGATCATCTACGTGGCCTCCGAGCTGTTCTCCGAGAACGGCATCTACATGATCCGGCGCTTCAAGCCCTATCGGCGCCCCTCCAAATCGGCCGCCGTGAAGCTCGAATCTATGCGCAAGGAAAAAAATATGCGCACCCGCTTGGAATTGAAAAACTAATTCCCTATATTTGTTCCCGGAATGTTTCTGTGGCATTCCTGAATGTAAATAAAAACCCTTCACTTTCTGGCTTATTTTTCCCTCCGTTCCCGCTCCAGGGGCGGAGGTTTTTTGATTAATTTTTTCCATACTTCACGCCCTTCGTGGTAAATTCTTATATTTGGGCGTAAAAACTGAGCTCCATGGACGACAGGAAATCCGCAATAGACTTTTTAAAGACCGCGATGGCAGCGCCTCCGACGCCGGAAAAGGCCCCGGAGGAGTGGGAGTGGCCTATATCGGAGCAGGTGGAGAAGCAGCTGAAAATGATGGGCGTCTACGACATAATGCGCGAGCAGATATACATAATCGGCACCTCCGCATCGAAGGCGAAGATCGAGATCGCCAAGTCGAAGATCGACGGCCTCACCAAGTCCATGAACCTCATAAAGGCCACCATGTCCGTACTGGAATCCTCCGGTTCGGACGTGGACGAGAACCGCATATCGGAGATCGACATACGCATGCACCTCGATGAAGATGATGACAGCCAAGAGTAGAAAGGCCGGATGCCTCGACATGAACATACGCCTCACGCGCAAGCAGAGGATCATGTGGAACCGCCTCAACGACGGCCAGTGGAAGGAAGTGCTCTTTTACGGCGCCTCGCGCTCGGGAAAGACTTTCGTCATTCTGTGCTGGCTCATCGTGCAGTGCGTGGCGCACAAAGCCAACTGCCTCGTGCTCCGCAACCTCTTTACGTCGCTGCAAACCGGAATGCTCCAGCAGACCCTCCCCGCGGTGCTCAACGCGATAGCCAAGCACAACGGTTACGCCAAGTGGCAGGAGATAACCATGAAGGACGGGACACCGTTCGCAAAGTATAACGGCAAGGACAACTACCTCATGTTCTACAACGGCGCCTACATAAAATTCGGCTCCATACGCGGGTCGGCCAACGACGAGAGCCAGTTCGATAAGATTCTGTCGTCGGAATGGGGCCATATCTTCATCGACGAGGTGTCGGAGGTCGAGGAGAGGGCGGTAGACACCCTCCGCTCACGACTGGCGCAGAAACTACCTGTGCGCAACAAGCTCCTATTCGCCCTCAACCCCACGCGAAAAACCGGATGGACATACGTCAGGTTTTTCAAGCACGAGACCCGCGAGGGACTGGCGATTCCCCCGGAGCAGACGTCGAAATTCCTGGTCGTGAAGTTCTCGCTCAACGACAACATGGAGAATGTCGCCGACGACTACCGCGAGACCCTGGAGGCCATGTCCACGCTCATGCGCAAGCGCTTCCTGGAGGGCGACTACTTCGACGAGAGCGAAGGGGAGATTTTCAAAAAAATATGCTGGAGCGACGTGAACCCCGATCTGCGCTTCCCGACGCCCGAGGAGTGGGTAGACCTCATTATCTACACCGACCCGTCGGCCAAAGACAGCCGCAAGAGCGACTTCAAGGCGTCGCTGCTCATGGGCAAAGCCCGCGGCCGAATATGGCTCATCGACGTGCTGGCCGTGCAGGGCACCTCCCTGGAGATGATGAAAAATATTCGTCAGTTGTACCTCGAAAGCCCCAACCGCCTCATAACGCGCATCGTGATGGAAAAGAAGCAGATACCCCTGGACTTCAAGACCACATTCGACCAGTTCCAGGCCGACACGGGGTGGATTTGCCCCCTGGAATGGGACACCCGGAACATGGGCGACAAGTTTACAGTCATCGAATCCATCCTCGATCCCCTCTTCACGTCTGACAGGTTCGTATTCAACGCCAAGCTCAAAGATACCAACCGCGGCGAGGAGGCCGTGAATCAGTTCCTGTTCTTTTCGCGCAAAGTCGATCCCAACCGCAAGGACGACATACCCGATGCGGCGGCTAAGGGCGTATCGCTCATGAACCGCGCGGGCGGAACCGTGGGCTCCGCGTACAAAAGCTCCGGCATCATAGTAAAAAAACCAAAACGTTTTATATCATGACCGAGAATGTGAAAATTTATACCATCGAGGAGCTGAAAAATATGGGATGGGAGTTTCTAAGCACCAACACCTCAGTTCAAACTCGTTTCGACGATCAATTCGCCGAATTGTTATATTCAGAAAAAATCCCGGACGATTTCCCCGACGTGGTGTCTTTTAAACAATTTCAGCCCTATTTTACGGGGCCTATAGACGTCCCGTCGCTCAGTTATAATGGTTTCAGCAGTGCGACGTTGTTATTTGACGTGGAAAAAGAGCCTTCTATTCCCGGCAAGTATATGATAAATTCGAAAATGGGGCTTTTTATTATCACTGGCCTTAGTTGCTCGGAAACAATGTCTCTGCTTTTTACGCTCTCCGTGTCTGTAAAAGGCGACACCCCCCTGCCGTTTAAAGTAAATTATCGCCGTTCGTCTAATGAGGCATGGATCGAGCGTTACTCAGGGTTAGCTTACAAGATGACCGGAGATACGCTGCCCCAATTGCAAATTCCTATTCTTCTTTCCGGACTGCATCCCGGATCGCCGTTCCATTTATCCATAGAACGAGATGTGTATCAATTTCCCATCGTTGAGGATAAAAATTTATACATCCACTATTTCGGTCTCGAAGGAGATTTTGTGTCCAACAGCATAACGACAGCTAAAAAGACCTTCACAGACCCCAAAACCGGAGCAGTAAGGTCGTATTCCAATACTCCGGTGATGTGTATTTCGGAGGCTGAATCCCTCCAGTCGGCCGCAGAGTACGCCTCACTCATAGAATACGGGGAGCAGGTTATCGTGGCCGCGGAACCCGGTAAAATGTACTTCCCCGAGGAGGAGCTCTATCAGTGGATTTCGCCCCAGCAGCTCGATCAGTTCAAGAAAATGTACCCCGACTGTGTGGAGATTTCCTACAACAGCGCTCTGGGGTACGTGTACAGTCAGATCGGGGAGCTGTACGACATAGCCTCGATACTGGCCGGAGACACCAACGACGGCACGGCAAAGATCATGCGGTGGATATTGACCGTCCTGACGGCCTACAATATCACGAGCCCCTCGGCACGGCACTCCGAGACCCTGCGCGACAACTACGAGATGGTCGTAAAGAAGGTCACGGAGATGAAAAACGGGGCTACTACGCTGCATGATGCCCCGATAAAGGAGACCCCGAATGCGTGGGGTACGGTAGTAAACGGATCGAAAAACAAAATGCGCGGATAAATGGCACAATTTCATACCCCGAGGCAGCAGCCTTACAACCCCTTCCGCCCTATTGGGGCGCCGAATGTAAAGTCGAGGTACATTCCCAACCAGTACTTCGTCGAGTTCACTCCGAGCTGGTGGCGAAATGCCATCGACAACGCGGTGAACTACTCCGACCTTACGATGGTGGACACCCTGTATTCGTGGTGCATTCAGTCATCGCCGTTCCTGGTGAGCCAGATGAACAAGCGCCTGAACCCCATCGAGAATGCCGTGTTCGCGTTCTACCGCGACGGCGAGATCGACGAGAACCTCACGGAGATGATAACCCGCACCAGGTGGTTCAACAAGATGAAGCGCGAATTCGTGCTCTCGAAATTCTACGGCGTGCGTATCGTCGGCATCGACGTCGAGAAAGACACCATCACCAGCTACCCGCTGCGAAACATAGACATGGTGAACAGGGCGATCCGGTCGCAGACCTACGCCATAGAATCCGTGGCCAACGTCGACGATTACGACAATATGTTCTACATGCAGCCCGACACCGACCAGGACTTCAAGATGGGAATGATGCAGCAGATTTCCCGCGCTATGATCGGCATTGTGGAGGCATACAACAACTGGTCGGTGACGAGCGCTACATACTCATATCCCCGCACCACCGTGGGCTTCATCGACGGGAACGCGCAGGCACAAGCGCTGGCCGAGAATATCGCCAACAACCTCGATCCGCTCGACACCCCCGTGCTTCCCTTCAAGCAGAACCTCGACAACAAGGAGAACGTCTACCAGGTGGAGGTCAAGCCCCTCCAAACCCAAATGTACCCCGATGCCTTCCGCGTGTTCAAGGAGTACATAGACAGCTACCGCGCGGAGATCATGCAGGAGGTGACGGGAGGTACTCTGCTCGGCGCCACGGAGAAAAACACCAACTCCGAGCAGCTCGCGCAGATACATATGTCCCTCTACGAGGCACTGTGCAACGCCGACAAGCGCGACTTTGCGAACTTTATCAACTACGAAGGCGCCATCCAGAAGATCGGCCGCCTGCTCGGCATAGATATGTCGGGCGTAAAGCTCAGGGAGGTGCCCGATACCACCATCAGCGTGGATAAGTTCGAGCGCATAGGCCGCGTGCTGGCTTCGCAGGGCATGGCATACAGCCCTGAGGTCATGCGTAAGGTAGGCATGGAGCCCTCCGACATAAACACTGCCGTGCGCAATAACAACTGGACGGAGGTTAAATTGCAGGCCAAATCCATCATGGCGAAAATAAAGTCGGCACTCACGCCCTCCAAGAAAACAAACGACAATGGCAACGATAGCAGACCTGAGGAGAAAGATTAGTACCGCCATCTACAACATCAAGACCCAAATTCCGGCCAAGGTGGCCGAAAGCATGGCTGGGGAAACGCGCCTCAACTTCGAGCGCGAGGAGTATGGCAACGACGGCACGCCCAGGAAATGGGCGGACAGATGGGGAAAGAACCTGAAATCAAAGAGGTTCGAAAACCTCGAACCGTACCTCCGCTATCCGAAGCTGCGCCACAGAGGCCGTCTCGCCCGGAGCATCACACCCTTCTATGGGAGGGGTTTTGCCGGGCTGCGCGCCGCGGCGCCCTATGCGGAACTGCAAAACACGGGGAAAGGAGCCCGCACCGGAGGCAACTCTTTCCGCACGCGACCCTCGTCCTCGACGCCCGTGCGGCTCGGCACCAATCCCGTCGCCCGACCCTTTATGGGCGTTGGCCAAAGAACCGAGCTCAATACGCTCCGGCTATACTCCCGAGAGATCGCAAAACTGGTGTAGAAAAAATTTTATTTGCGAAATATTTTCCTTTGCACTACATTCGTAACGTCCTATACTGAAATTATGATCGGTGAAATTTGCAAAGCAATAGTTACGGCACTGCGGGCTTCGGAGCTCGTGGACGAAAATAATGTCAGTATAGTTCTCGCAAACGACAACGGAGAGGGGACGGTGAACACCGACCTCCCGGCCATAGCCGTAAGCGTGAAGGGAACCGAGCGTGACACCGGGGAGTTCATCGGAGGCATGATCTACAACCAGTACATCGTGCAGTTGTCGGTTATAACTCCGTTCGACAACCAGGCCGCGTCGCCAGATGATGACCATCAGTACGATCAGATGAACCTTGCATACAAGGTCATGCTCTATATGGCCGCGTGTTCGCGGGGGGTGATAAAGAACTCTGCGGGCGAATGGGTGCCGCTGGACTTTTTTACCGAGCTGAGGCAGAAATACGGCTTTACGCTCCTTTACCAGGAAACCGAGACCTATCAAACGCTGGCTATGGAGCGCGAGATGGCAGAGCTCCCCGTGCATAACACGCGGCTCATATACGTGGCCAACTTCATCGACAACAGCACCTGTGAACAGGATTCGTTCCTGTGTGATGCGATAGAGATGAAGTGTCTGTGCGATACCGTCAGAAACACTAATTCATAAACCGGACATGACAAAAGCGACATACCAAATACTCTCGAACGAGGCGCTCAACAGCAAGGGTTTCGTGGTGCTCAACTCCACTATCGACTGGAGCAGGTACCTCAAAAACCCTATCCTGCTGCGCAACAAAGATACGGGAGAACATTTCGGCCAGCCCATCGGGCGCGTCGAAGATATTCATTTGGAAAAAGGCAGGTGGATCGGAAAGCTGGTGTTTGGCTCCTCCGAACTCGCACAGGCCGCAAAAAGAGATTACGAAGCCGGAATACTCAACGGAGTGTCTATATTCGGTAGGGCGCGGATCGTCGAGCGCAATGGCAGGAAATACACTACATTTTTCGAGGTGTGGGAGATTTCCCTTGTCAACATACCGTCCAATCCCGATGCAGTGGCGATACGGGGAGAGGATAACGTTGGGTTGTCGGCAGTATCATTCGTGCCGGACAGCATAGAGATCGAACAGATCGAGAGCCTGTCGGCATACCAAACAGACATCATAAACCAATTTGAGAACAAGATGAAAAACGAGGAAGAGAAAAAAGTCCCCGAAACCGGGACGGAGCAGGCTTTCGACGACCGCGTGTCGCTGAGCGCCATGTCTAAATTCCTGGAACTTATCGGACTGGCACCCCGAAAGAGGCTTCTCCGCGCGGATGAAATAGACCGCGACGCCAACCAGGACGACGCGGATGCCGGGCAGGATCAGCGTGATGCCCGCGAGAATCGCCGTGCTGCGCGCTATGAACGCGAAAAGGGCGATGATGCCGAAGCAAAACAGCGCGAAAAGGACGCCGAGCGCGACGACAAGATGGCCGAAAAGGACAAGAAGGAGGCCGACAAAGACCGCCGCGAAGCCCGCGAAGAGAGGGCAAGCGCCCTGGCCGCAGAGGCCGTTACCGAAGCCCTTGCCGCAGCCACAGACGCGGCCCTATCCGACGCCAAGGAAACCAAAGCCGAGGCAGCCAAACCCACGGCGCTCTCCGCTGCGGAGGATGCGCGAGTATTCAACGACAAAACAATCACAAAAACCAAGACAATGGTAAAACCCTTTTTCAAGTACATCGACGACCCTGAAAATATGCCGAAGATTCAGGCAATCATGGGTCTGTCTGCCTCCTCTGGTACTGCCGACGGCGTTGCCGAGGTGAGCTTGTCGGCCGCACAGGACGCCGACGTTCGAGAATCAATTCAGGAGTTGTCCGCATCCATGCTCTGCGACCCCTATTTCATGGCCACCGTGCAGAACATGACCTTCCAGGTCAACGACGGACGCCGTGAGAAAGTTGTCGACACGATCCAGGGTCTCGCCTCGGGCGAGAAGTCGGGTCAGTTCGTGCAGAATGCCGACCTGGCAAAGATTTCGTGGCTCTCGCTGTTCGTTCGCCAGCTCTTCCCGCCTAACACGTGGGCTGACCGTGTGCGCCGCCTGTCGGTGCGCGACAAGGAAGGCATCATCTGGGTGGAGAGCGCCGTCAACCCGGACATCTATTTCGGCGATCGCGCACCGCTGAATGCGCCCAACTATCTCTACGACGACCTGCCGCGGGGACTGGAGCGCAAAGTGTTCTCCATGCAGCCTATTGTATGGCAGCCCGCGAACTCCGACGTCCTGGCCTACAACGACCGCGCAACGGGTCAGTTGGACGCCATGGCCAAAATGTCCATGTGCATTCACAACTACTGGCTCCAGACCATCGCCGAGGCAGTTCCCGCAGCTAATCACCTTACCATGTCCGGCGCAGAGTTCGATTCGGCAAATCGCTTCCCGATCAACTCGGCAGCCACTGGCAAGCTGCTCGGCATGACCCTCAACGATCTGCTCGCCGCACAGGGTCGCTTCATCGCCCGGAATCTCAACTTCCGCCGCGGGAACGGTGTGGCTGTGTTCGCAGAGCCCTACTACACGTCGCTGGTGCAGACCGATAAGGTGCAGAGCATTCTGACGCAGCAGTTGTCGAACGCCCGTCCCGAAGGCTTCACTTACTCGGGATTCGACGTCATGGCTCGCTCGGTCATCGCTGCCTACAACACTGCAACGTCTACGGTCGTGGATGCGGAGACTTATTTCGACAAGCCCGTCACCTTCGAAACCGGAGCTATCGACACCGCTCATGTGAAGCCCGTGCTGGCCGCGACGGTTTACGATATCGGCCTCGGCTTTATCCCCGAGGAGGTCGTTGTGGCAATCGGCAACACGAACATCCATATGGTATCCGACCCGAACAACTACGGTTGGAAAGTGTCGATGGATATTTCGACGGGTGCCGGAACTCTCCGAAGCAGCGCAGCAGGCATCGTTCTGTATCGCCCGACGGTATCCGCCGGAGCGTAACGCAACACACAGGGAAAACCAGTCCGGCATGTTGTCGGGCTGGTATTCCAAAAAAAAACTCAATATCAACAATTTAATTCCCCCTTTAAATTATGATCCAGATCGCAACATTCACCCGCAAGTTTTTCATCGAGCTCGTAAAGCAGCTCCAGATTTACGGTACCCTGTACGTCACTGAGGACGGCAACATCTACGTCAACGAATCGCAGGCGCAGACGCGCTGCCAGTCCCGCGAGAAGCTGGCGCACCTGAACGGAGAACTCGTACAGGAGCTTCGCTATGCCCGCGTCGACAAGTCCAATCCGCCCAAGGATACCGCGGAGTTCGAGGAGATGCTCGAAAACCAGTTCCGGGCACGCCGTCAGGCAGCCAAGAACTCCCTGGCAGAGGCCGAGAAGGAACGCAACAAGCCCGTCATGTCCGACGCCGAGGCGGAAGCCCTGCTCGAAGGCAAGACCCCCGCTCCTGAGAAACAGGAGGAGGCCGAGGCGGAAGCATTGATCGAAGGCGTGGAGTATGCCAAGGTTCGGGATACCATCCGGGCAACCGTAAATCCGAAGCTGCACCACAGCGCCGGGTACTACAAGACCCTGGAGGCGTACAACGCCCTGACCGATGAGCAGAAGGCCACAGTCGGTGCAGAACTTGCAAAATAAAAAACCTACGCAAATATGGCAGTAGTAGATATTTATACAACTTTAGGCGACACCAGGCTGGGCAACACCACACCCAGCGACGGTATTGGCATGATCGTCGCCCCGGCAACCGCCTCCACGGGAACCGGAGGTGCGTCCTTCGCGCTCGATACCGCCTACCTCATTACCTCCGTTGCCGACCTTACGGCGATGGGTGTGACCACGGGAACCGGAGCCATGCTCCTGTTCCAGGTGGAGGAGTATTACGCCAAGGCCGGGAGCGGCTCTCGCGTATGGGTCGTGGGGTATAATACGGCCGAATACAAGACATTTATTTCGGCCAAGCTGGAATCCATCATCAGCGGTACCACCGCGTCGAACTTCGACCTGCGTCCGCGCATGATCTCCTTCGCATTGCCGATTCCCACGTTCCAGGATTTCGATGGGACTACCGAGGGGAAACTCCCGGCTACCCACAAGACCCTCATTGGCAACCTGCAAACCGTACTCAACAACCTGTTCCAGCAGTCGATCCGCATGGTCGGCATCTTCGACGGCGTTGTTTGCGTTCCGGCAGGCAAGACTATCCTCACCACCGACCTGAGTAAGCTGGAGAATCTCGCAGCGCTCAAGGCACCCCGTGTGGCCTATCAGGTTACAACTTCGACGCCCGGCATGTCGGCATCCGTAGGCCGAACTCTCGGCATGCTGTCGAGCCTGTCGCTGGCGACGTCTCCCGGTGCCGTGACCACTGCCGGGGCAGCAGGCGACATCGACTATTTTGTGGATGTCACGGCCAGCGCCGACCCGCAAGGTATCAACACTCCGGTATCGAAGCTTGTGCCTGCGAAGTGCAACCTCCTGGGTAAGAACCAATACCTCTTCACCCGCGTGCGTCCGCAACTGGCAGGCGTATACTACAACGACGGCGCCACATGCAACGATCCGGAGATGGCTCTTTCGGAAATTTCGTTTGTCCGCGTGGGTAATGCCGTGTGTGACAGCGTGGAGAGATTCTTTGTCAAGTTGCTCCAGGAGAACATCCCGACGGATGCTTCCACCGGAGCGATCGACGCGGGATTCAAGTCCGGAACGCTGGCTCAGCTCGACGAAACAGAACTGACACCCCGTATCAACCGCGGAGAAGCACAGGCCATCAATGTAGATTTCGCCGCCAAAGACGGCAACTACAATATGTCCAAGGCCATCCAGGTTACCGTGGAGGTACTTCCCCTTAGCCCGCTCCGCGAGGCATATATCGAAACTTTCTTTGTAACTACGTTAAACTAAATGCCATGCCTAATCCTTATGTAGTGCCCTCGAAGGACGTCCAAATCTACCTTACTTTCGAGGGGCTTCCGGCAATCAAGATCGGCACGGGTACCTCGCTCAACTTGCAGTACTCGCAGACGGTGCAGGACATATTCGCTATCGGGGAAACAGACCCTATCGACCTGGTGCAGCTCAACGCTCAGTATGCGGCCACGCTGTCGCACCAGACCGGGGAGCAGCACACCATCCTCGATGCGATCAACGGCGCTCTTCCGGCCGGGCAGACGCCCTATGCGTCCATGCTCCAACTGCCGCCCTTCACACTGACGAAAACCATGTCGCTGCGCAACAGCGCAACGCCAAAGACCGTTTCGGAATCCCTTTTAGGGTGTAGGTGCGAACAGTCGAGCTCGGACACGAACCGAAACGACGCGGAGACGCTTTCGTCCATCAACATCCGTGCCCGTGCCGTACAGCGCTCGGTCGCACCCATCCAAACTATTGTGTAAACCAGGACGGGCGGGCACCCCAAGACCCGCCCGTCTTTAAAAACCAAAAATTATGTCGCAAATACAAGAAACGGAGCGCCTTGACCTCCAATACACCGTCACGGCATCGTATTTCGTCCCCTCCTTCAACAAAGACGGTCATATGATCGAGGAGGAGAAAAAGAACCAAAATATCGCCTTTTGGCGTTTGCAGCGCCGCAACATCGAGCACTCGAAGCTGTCCATGTCGATCCTGTCGCGCGAGGAATCGGAGCAGAAGGGAGTGATTGGCCTGTCCATGGACTTCATCAAAGCCTGCTGCGTCGACGACAAGGTGCGCGAAGATTTGCTCGGCGACGCCCTCGCCTGCGTGGAAATCTTTCAGTCGGAACCTGTCAGCGAGGACTTCCGCCGTTTTTTCGGGACTTGGGAGTTCTTGAAGGCACTCCCGAAGCATCCGTCCGGCAAAAAATAGAGGAGTACGCGAAGGACGACCCCCTTCTTATCAAGAAGGCCGTCGTATCCAGATACTTCCACGAGCCTTACTCTGACATGGAAAAAAGGCTCAGCATCAATGATATAGACAAGTTATATATACTTGCGCTTCACCTTGTCGACATCATAGACATGGCGCCCTTTAAATCTAAAAAATAATGGCAACATACACCATACGCCTCAACCTTGGGGGAGACGTCATCGAACGTCTTACTCGTGCCAACGCACTGAGTGACCAACTGGAGCGCAAGACCAACCGCATGTCCCGGAATGGCCGAGGCGGAGGCGGTGGCGGAGGTGGTGTGGCCAACTATCCGAACCTGCGGCACGGATGGCACGAGCGCATGTCCTCTATGTATGACGTGTCGCGCCGATTCGGCAACCGACATACGCGCGAGGATTTCATGTCCGATGCCAACCGGGCGTTCGGTTCCATCCGACGCCTCCGCGAACAGTTCGTGCGCAATTCCTTCACCCCGAGCGGGTGGATGCGAAACGCCGGGAACTTGGTAGGGGCGGTGTTCGATTCCGCCGCCGCAGTGATAAAGAGCAATCCCGCACTCCTGATGGGCGCGGGTATTCTCGGTACTGGCGCCGCGGCGTACGCTCTTCCTAAGCTCATTGGCGGAGGGCTATACGCCGTGCTGTCCAAAACATTGAACAGCTCGTCCATGACGGACGCCATATCCAACCGTATGCAGATGGATATGGCGCGCAGGGGGTTGGGATCGGGCTACACCTCGGCGCTGTCTGACGCCACGCGCATGGCGGCCGAATACGGCTATTCTCGTGCCGGCATGCTCTCCATGATAAACACCGTGTCGGGCTTCGAAATCGGAGGCACGCAGATCGGCACGGCCATAGCCACGCAGATCGCGCGGCAGGTGGGTAAAGTCGCCCAGATCGGTGGCCGACCCTATGACATCGTAGGTCTGAACATGCAGCAGTTGTTGGCTGCCGAAAAGCCCAACTTGCGAGACGTGCGAGAGTTGATCCACGCCGCCCCTATCCTCAACAGATACGCTAACGAGGCCATGCAAAGGCGCGGCGTGACAGGGACGAGCCCCTACAACTACCTCCAGGATCGCGCCAACATGCTGCGCGCCCTGCACAGGCTCGATACGGAGCTCCAACCCCCGTCGGCCGCCGCGGCGCGCGGACAGATCGCCCTCGCCAAGGAGAATTTTTGGATCAACCTCGCGGGGATGGACAAACTGTGGGAGAGCGTCGGCCGGGCTGGAGAGAATATGTTCGACCGCATATCGGCGCGCCTGGACGTATGGTACAACTCGTTCGATCCCAATATGCTCGATCATATCTTCGATGAATTCGTGGATGGCGTCGAGGATGCCGTAAGCGCAATCACCACCCTGTCGGACTGGATTCTCAACCTCTCCGACATCATCGGTCTCTTCAATCCGTGGAGCTGGGGCGACAAGAGTCGCTGGGACTTGAGATACGAGAAATCGGCCAAGCAGTCGGAATACACGGAGAGACGCAAAGCCGCGACATATCTGTCCGAGGAGCTGGGAAAGAGGTATGTCGAGGAATACCTTTCTACTCCGGCTGCCCGCAAGGCGTGGGGTTTGGACGAAGGCACCGAGGAGAACCGCGCCGCGAATCTGAAAGACGCGCGCGACATCCTGCTTAAAAACTTCACCACTACCTTTACGCCCAAGGTGCGGGAAGGACTGGAAGAGTATCCGGGGCATCTTCCTGCCGAAAACGGGCAGCCCCAGTATGCTACGGGATTGTTGAAGTATAATTACACCCCGTGCGAAGCAAACAATGGATTCAGTCTCTTTAATTTCCTAAAAACAGGTAATTCGAGAGACGTTACCACTGTAACCAAAGGAGAACTATCCATTCAACCTGTAACCTTCCGTACCAATCCTGCGCTCAACGACCGGGAAGTCAACGAGAATTTCAACCGGGTGACGAAGATTTACGGCGAAGGCGGCGGCGCCAGCGGGAAGGACACCAAGAAGATAGAAGATTTGACAAAGGGATCGAAGTCGCTCATTATCAATTTCAATGCACCCATTGTGCAGATGCCGACCCAAATAAACACCAATGCCACGCCGGAAAGCATCATGCAGACCATATCCAAACAGATCGAAGAGGTGACAATTCGAGGACTGCAAATAGCCTTCAACAACTCAACACGCACGCTCAATGGCTAAAGATCAATATACCGCAAACACAACTCCCAACGACACTCCTAGCGACCTCCCGTCCTTGGGGCAAATCCCGGCGTACAAGGCCGTGACGGATGGCATAAGCGCCGTAGAAAAAGCATATCAGGCGGGGTTGAAAATAACCCTGGCGGAGGTAGGATTCTGGCGTCAGATCGTTCAGTTCCGCGGCAAGGCCAAGACCTCCGATCCTCAGTATACCGGGATGGCGGACGCCCTAAAGCAGTCCAGCGACTACAAAACGGCCATACAATCGGTAGATCGCCAGGATGTACAGCGAGAATATGTATTTCGCTGCGGGGATTATTTCCTCCCTATCAACCTCACCTACGAAGTGGAAGGGGAAAAGAACGATTCTACCTCCCAGCTCGTCGACGGGGCAGAAATCCTCCAGGTTCTCAACTATAAACCGATGGTCGTAACCGTGCGTCTGCGCATTGAACGCAACTTGTCTCGCGTCGACACGGACGCCTCGGCCTCGAATCTTTCCATGCTCGACGCCTTGTCCTATGAGGCATATGCCGACCAAGGGCTCGACAACACCGATCCCGCGGCCATGGCTATCGCCGACCTCGGCGTGGCTCTTCGGAGTTTGTGGCAGGGGCAGGATGTTTTCAAGATCGAGAACAAAGTCCTCAACAACGACCTCGGACTGGAGTGGGTATACATGAAGAGGTTCAAATATACCCCCAATCCGGGGTCTACCATCGTGGACGTCAGCATGACGCTCCACCAAATAAACATGGATGAAAATGCCATCGTATTTACGCAGGAGACGGTAAATACGACCAATCCCGCGGGGGGGGGCGGTAGGTGATGAAAGGTAATTTGTTCAGAGTAGGAAACGAGGTGTTTATCGAGGGGAAGAGCATCGGCCGATTCGCCTCAGTAGACATTACCGAGGAGCGGGATTCCCTCTCGGGAAGCTGCACCATGACCCTCCCGGTGTATGCCATCGGGTTCCGGCAGGGATTGCCTCCGGCACAGCGCATAAGGGCGGCCTTGGAGGGCATAAACATCAAGCCCGGCGCCCGCATAGACATCGACGGCTGGTTCTACAACAATGCTCAGTTGGGGCAGCAGTTCGAGAGGCTGCGCATTTTCAGCGGCTTCATCCGGCAGGTCATCGGGGGATTCCCGTCGAAGATCGTATGTGAGGACTACTCTTTCATCCTGCGGTTCGGTACTATAAATCGGGACTGGGTGTCGCGCACGAAGCTAAAGGACATGGTGGACTATCTATGCCCCATCTCGAACAAGGCATTCGAGGACTACCGCAAGGCACAGGGGTTCGACAACCCGGCGGACTTCCCGGCTCTGTCGTTCGATTCATCGGATAGTGCGGATGTGGAGTTCGCGTTGCAGACCTTCAAGCTCATATCGCCGTTCGAGGCCCTGTCGAAGCTCATGAATATGTTTACGCTGTACGGCACTGTGAACACCCAGGGGAAGGTGTATTTCGGTATTGGCGTGAGGGACAAATTCAAGCGCACGGTGGCACTGGCCACGAACACCAATGTCATCGGCCGCGACATAGTGCCTACCGACGGGCTGTTCGAGAACTACAAAGTGGTGGTAAACGCCCTCATGGCCGACGGTACAAAGTACACCTACGAATACGGCGATTCCCAAGGTGAGGCGCACCGATATTTTGTCCCGGCCAATACGGTATCGCTGACCGAACAGACGGCCAAGAACATAATGGCCCGGCTGAAAGGAACGCGCAACAAGGGAACCATAAAAACCGTGCTCTATCCGCAGGTTAATATGTTCGACTTCGTGGAGTACACGGACACCATGCTCCCGGAGCTTACGGGAAACTACTACGTGATAGGCAGGAATTTGAGCTGCGATACTTCCGACGGGTTCATCCAAACCCTGACAGTAACCAACGAAATGTTTATATTATGAAAACATCCGGCACTTTCGACGACGAATGCGCCCGTTTGGGGGCGGAATTCGGAACAAAGATGAATGACGGGAGGAGGGTGTCGCTCGTCATAGCTACCGTGTCGGCCATAGACGAGGACGCCAAAACCTTAGAGGCTGTTGTGGACAATGATAGGATATTCAGCGACATAAGTCTAAACATTTTTCCAAATGGGGGCAACAGCCTCTATATTATACCCTCCATGAATTCCCTTGTGGTGCTGGGGTTCATAGAGGGTTACTCCGAGGTTCCGGTGCTCATAAAAGCCACGAAGATCGACAAGATGGTCGTATCGAACGTCGCGGGCACCGAAGAGGAGGGAGAAAGCACTATTTCTTTCGATAAGAACGCTGTGGAAATAATCCGCGGCACCTCTTCTTGGCGGATTGAAAAAAATAAAATATCTTTCATCGCCGATAAAATTGAAATGGATGGCGGGGAGAACGGGGGGCTTGTGCTGGTAGATGGCGTCACCACGGCGCTCAACAATTTAGTGACGCAGGTAGGGAATATGTGCACAGTATTCAATGCGCATACCCACGGCGCCCAAGGTGCGTCGCCTCCGGCCACCCCTATGACCGCTCCCTCTCAGTTCAATAAAGGAGACTACGAAAATACCAAGATAACGCAATGACAGACGCAAAATTCGACTTTCAGGTCAACGACATAGTTATATCCAACGGGGACGTCGAGTTGGTGTCTTTGTGCAGCCAGCAGAACGCCACGCTGATATTTTCCAAGTCGGCAGCAAGTCTTACGAAGCCTCAGTTCGGGGTCGGATTCGAGGACTTCTACCCCCTGCTGCCCAAGTGGGCATGGGGTAAGGTTGAGGCCACGGCTGAAAAGCAAATATACGACGACGGAGCCCTCATTGCCCGCGTGAATATCTTTGAGGAGACAGCCTCGGGAGTTGTGACCGCGGACATACATGCACGATACAAGGAGTAGACATGGCAAAGACGTACACAGTAAAACAGGGAGACACCATCCAGGACGCGGCATTCAACGTGTCCGGCTCTCTTGCGGGCATAGACCCGATATTGGAGAAAAACACGCCCACGAACATCCCGCCCGCGGGCTGGAAGGCCATGCAGTATCGCCAGGAGCCTCCCGCCAAGAACTTTATGGAATCCTACACTCCGGCGCTGAGGACAAATCAGATTCTCGACGTCGAGGGGATCGACATATACAACCTCCAAACCTTGCAGAGGCCTCCCTTCAACTCCTCGATGGATGTGAATGAAGAGGTGGAGGTGGAAATCTCGCGTCTCTTCAAAGCTACGGCTGAAGGAGGACGCGCCCTCATATCGGCACTTGCGCCCGAGGCTATGGGAGCGATGAAGAGTACGTACGGCAACTTTTTGCGCGACACGTTCTACAACAGCCCCTATACCGTGCAGTGTTTATTCCGCACGCCTCCCAAGTACAAATACACTCCCAACCCTGAATCTGCGTCTCGGGGAATACTTGACACGTCGGGGTCATCGAATTTCCCTCGCATCGACATCATAAACCCCTCAAAAGACATTGTCTCTCTTGTGTTATTAAACAATCGGGGGACTATGTATTCATATCCTGTTTTTTGGGACTATTTATACAGCGTCGTATTCATTAGCGACGGAGCCAAGGTCTATGTATATATCAACAACGAGCCGTTAAATTACCAAAATAAAAATTGGGTTAATTATACTTCTTATCTATATCTTGGTGGATATGGTGGCAATAACAGGCCAGCGGTTGATTTTATGGGGGAGGTTATATGCGCCCGCTGGTTCGACCGCGCACTCACAAAGGAGGAAATGGAGGCACTCCAAAACGGAGTGCGCCCTCAGGACTATATTGTGCCTCCGGCCTTGAAGCTGTCCTGTGTAGCTGAGTACATACCTCAGAACCTCATACCCTCTGAGGAGGACAGCTCGAAGCCCGCCATGTGGCTCGACAGCGCCAAGCAGATGCCTCCCGACATCTCTACTCCGCCGCTCCTTCGCAAGTCTGCCGGGGGTTATGACCTGGTGGTCAATGATAATCCCAAGATAGGCCGCGAGCCGATCTACAAACCCACTTACGACTTCAAGGGCGCCTATACCGCCAATGGCGCCTTCTTGGGACAGCGCGTGGCCACACAGACGCTCGTCGACGGGACGCTGGAGTGCTACTTCAAAACCGGAGACGACATCCGTGATGAGCAGTGCGTATTCAACATGTCGGATAATATGGCACTTCCAAGGCTCACAATTATTACCAGCCAATTTAATTTCTCAACCAACTATTTCTCAGTGAAATATCCCTGCGAGCCAAACACGACTTATCATGTGGTACTCCGCTATACTTTACAGGAAAATCTCGGCTACATCTTTGTAAACGGGGTCAAGATTTCGGGGAGGTTCAAATTGGGTAGTGGTATACAACAAAGGTACTTTAACCTTGGCGTGTACGCCGAAAATATTCCGATCCTGTTGAAGGGCGAAATCTACCACTTCCGCAACTTCAATACATTCCTGACAGAAGCGCAGGCGTTGATGCTGTGGAACGGAGGCGATCCCGCGTCGTTCGTGGTAGATGCGGCTATGAAGGCATCCTGCACGCGGGAGTATCTGCCGCAGAACATCCAGCCTCGGAGTGATGATCCCACCAAGGCGGGCTATTGGTGGTCGTCACACAAACAGATGCCCGTTAACGGAGTGCTGGAGCCCCTGTCGGCGCCGCCCGCGGAGTGGCCGAATACAAACCTCGACTATTACAACTATCCCTCAATAATTAAACAATAACCGATATGTCACTTATAAATACCATATGGGATAACATCCAACGGACGATCCCGGCGATGAACACCAGTAACGCGGGCATCCTGCGCAAGATCGCGGAGGTGGTAGGTACCGTGCTTGACATTGTGCGGCTCGAAATCCTGCGCAGCGAACAGACGATAGCCGCGGCCGCGAAGATCGCACGCGTGACGAGTGAGGCATGGTATGTCGAGAAGGCATACGCCTATCAGCAGGGCGATCAGGTAGTCGTGGTGAACGAAGCGACGCAAGAGCTGGGCTATGCGACCATAGATGCCACGAAGCAGATAATAAAGCAGGCTTCGATGGGGTCTAATAAGGAGGGTTTATACTACATCAACGTGGCGACGGCCGATGCCAACAACAACGTGGTCTCACTCACGCAGGATCAACTCGATGCGTTCAGCGCCTATTACCGCAACTTTTGGGGCGTCGGCGCGCAAATACAGGCCGCATCCAATGCTCCGGCCGTCCTTTCGGCCGACAAGCTGTATGTCCGCTTCGACAAGTCGTACAACCTCGATGCCATCAAGAACAGCATCAACACGGGGCTGCATGACTTGCAGATGCAACGACGCACGACAAATACTCTGTATATCAACGACATAGAAAGTTATCTCTCGGGGTTGAACGGCATCAAGGATGCCTACTTCTCCGAGGTCAAGGTCTCGCAGGAGGGCGGCAGCACAACACCACAGGATGGCAAGATAGTATTGAATCCGGGTTATTTCAACTTCAACCCCAATCTGTACGATTTCACCAAGAACATTACAATATTCGAGGCTATATGATGCGTTTCCGATATATTGACATCCCGAAGCTGGTGTTGCAGTTGCTCCGGCCGAATTACTCGGTGCGGCGCGACCACAGCTACACGGAGCAGCCGTTTTGGACAACGATAATATACCGCTACTGCCTGTCGTTGCTCATGGTGTTGCACGACTATCTGTACAACTACTACATGGTGCGCTCCAAGTGGTACATGATGGCGGCGTGCACACCTACATACGGGCAGATCGAAGGCGTATTGCGGTACTGGTACGGGGAGTGGGGGCAAATATCCATCGCCCCGAGCGGCGCGAGCATATGGCGATCTATGTGGTATGATTCGCCAACCCCTCCTGTATACCTGTACGGCACTCCCACCCCGAAGGTGTACCTCGGACAGGGAGGCACCATCACGGAGCAGCCCATCATTATGATCCCGGCTGCCCTGTACAACAACTCAGAGGCATACAACCAGTTTATCGCAGACGTCAACACGCTCTTCCCCTTTTACGTCAAGTATACTATAAAAACTCAATAATATGGCAGGAATAAAAAATATCAACGTCGTATCGGGCACTGGCAACCCCGTGCAAATGCAGGATTTGCAAAACCTCTGGAGCGCCATCAACTCGCTCCTCCGATCCACCAAAACGCCCATCTCCATCGTTGCAGGATTCGCCACGGCGAACAACGACACCGGGACGAACATCGGCGAAGGTATCATCTGCTACCAAGGGCAGGCTTACTACCTGGCCGCCGATGTCGCTAAAATAGGCCAGTATCTTTATGCCAACACCATACAGGACGAACAGCGCGTGTATGAAGATGGCACGACGCGATACACATATCAGGATTATGTCGTGAATGCTGCGGACAATGCGTCGGCATCGGGAATTGGCACCCTCATAGGGCAGGCCACGGCGGCCAACCTCGCAGCATGGAAGGTGGGCGTGATAGCCGACGGTTCCATAACAGGGGCTATGCTGGCCGATGGCGCCGTGACGACGGCCAAAATCGCAAATGGTGCAATAACAGATAAAAAAATCGCAAATAATGCTGTCTCAACGAACGCTATCCAAAATAACGCTATTAATGCTTCTAAGATAGTAGACAGGGCGGTTGGCAATTCAAAGATCGGCCTCAAAGTTATTAATAGAACCAACATCGCAGACGGAGGAATCTCAACGGTGAATATTGCTGACAAAGCAATCACTGCTGAGAAGATTGCCGATGCGACGATCACCGCGGCTCAGATCGTAGCTGAAACGATCACCAACGAGGAGATCGCCAACAAAACCATCATCGCAAATCAAAAGCTGGAGAATGGTTCTATCGAAGAGGCACAATATGGCACCGCGTCGGTATCGCCACGAGCATTGCAAGCAAACTCGGTTACTACTACCGCCATTAAGAACGGATCAGTTACGGGCGACAAGCTCGCAGATGGCACCATATCCGGGACAAAAATAGCAGACGGTTCTATCCCGGAAAGTAAAATATCCGCTCCGGGAGTAGCTTACCTGGAACCGACTACCGTGGTTCCCAATGCGATGCTATCTAATCACGAATTAAATATCATTAAAATAGGCAACATTGGCAGCACACATGTAAATGCCATCATGCCTGTGCAACAATTGCCCGGCACGCCAGTTCGAATATTCATAGAACACACCTATTCAGGAAATGCTGTCGTGAATATAATGCTGTCGAGCATCGGGGTAGTATCAGGTTCTATCAACATTTCCAGCACCACTAGAGGGATGTATGCCGAAATATTTGTCTACGACGGCCGCGTATTTTACTGGACTTCGGGCGACGGTAATTATCAAAGTGAATAGGATAATGGACACCTTATTGAAATGGATCATGGCTGTGGTGGGGAGCTTGCTGTCATTGTTCGCTCCCGTGACGCCGCTGGTGCTATGCGCTTTGATATTCGTCATGATAGACTTCGTGATGGGTATACTGGCCGGGCGCAAGAGGGCGGCTCGGCAGCATAAGGACTGGTATTTCTCCAGTGACAAGGCGTGGAAAACGGTTATCAAACTCACGTGCATTGTCGTTGGGATCGGCATGTGCCACCTTATAGACACTCAAATCCTCGACTTCATGAACTTGCACCTGGCCAAGCTCTTCACGGGCATGGTATGCGGCATCGAAATGTGGTCGTATTTGGAGAATGCCGTGGAAATATCCGACGCTCCGGTGTTCCGATCCCTTCAAAAATACGTGGGAAAGAAGATGAAGGATGAAGTAGGTATTGATATTGAAACCGCCCCCACAGGCTCCCGCCGACGGGGCAATAACGTCAAACGCAAAAAAAATACGATATGAAGATTACAATCAGGGGTTACAAATACGATTATCCCTACATTTTTGTGAACGAAGTAAAAATGCCCGCGACCTTTATTGCCCGCCCGGCCAACCCGCGGGTAGACATGGGGCGCCGCATCATCATCGAGCCAGCGCTCCCGGAGGGCGGCAACACCCTGCTTACTGCGGACTACCTCGACTTCGAAATCAACGAGGTCGTCATCTCCGACAACCCGTCGGCCTACACTCCCGCCGACGTTTTGCGATTTCTCAACGAAGGGTTTGAATCCCCTACTGGCGATGATTTCCCGGGCATCGGATCGGGTTTATATTCCGGCGGGGGGGGGTCTCCTGAGATTCCTGACGGGTCGATCACCACAGCCAAGCTGGCCGACAATGCCGTGACTTCGGCTAAGATTAAACCTTCTGCCGTAGGTACGTCGCAACTGGCCGATGACGCAGTGACGACGGCCAAAATCGCAAATGGTGCAATAACAGATAAAAAAATCGCAAATAATGCTGTCTCAACGAACGCTATCCAAAATAACGCTATTAATGCTTCTAAGATAGTAGACAGGGCGGTTGGCAATTCAAAGATCGGCCTCAAAGTTATTAATAGAACCAACATCGCAGACGGAGGAATCTCAACGGTGAATATTGCTGACAAAGCAATCACTGCTGA